GGTGCTCTAGGAATCTCTAGAGGTCCCACCACGTTGTGAATCTCTCGATTCACATCTGGCCTGTTTCGTACAGGTGATTCATCAGTAAATGGAGCTCTGACAAACCAGTGTTATCTCCAGTGGGTATCTCTCTTTATACAAGAGAGCTCTATCCCCCGACCGGTATCTAGGTAAGATCTACCTAGTACCATTAACTGTCAGGAGTAGTTCCCATGGCTTTCGCCGATCCCCAGACCGTCACTATCAATGCGGTCGCAAACACCCTGCCTCGAGTAGGTTCTGGCCTGAACAACGGCCAGTTCCAGAACTCGGACGGGACTGTTAAGCTGTCGATCTCGCATGCCATTGGCAAGCGCGCTCGGCGGACTGTCCGCATCGATTACTCGAAGATTGCTGCTGACCCGATCACTGCGGAGAACGCGGAGTTCACGATGTCGACTTACGTCGTCGTGGACACGCCTCTTCGTGGTCTGACGGTCACGGAGCAGAAGCAGATCGTCGACGCCTTGACGGCGTGGCTGACTGCATCTTCGGGGGCCAATGTGACGAAGGTCCTCGGTCAGGAGTCCTGACCCCGGATCAGTCACATACGGTCGAACAAGAACCAAAAGGCGAAGCAATGGGCCGGATCGCGAACCCCCGTTAGGAGGCCACGATGAAAAGCCCAAAAGAGGTGAGAGACCTCTTGCTTCTCTGGCAGGTACTAGCCGATGAACTGGCTAGTAGATGTTGCACTAGCACCGCTCGTGATTATGAAACGATCACGAGTCGGACAAAGCACGAAGGGTTATCATTCCTTACGATAACTCTCCCCACCTTCGGTAAAGACCTTCACAAGGCTCTTGACCGCGGATGGATAGACTCCTCCCTCTTCCAAGGTTTTAAGTGGAAGGGGGGTCTCCCGGCATTCTTGTCGGGTTTCCTGAGTCGCGTGTTTTGTCCTACTAGCGGACGGTTGCTCGATGAGCCTGACCTCGAGTCAGTGTTCGCCGTTAGGCAGCTTACGCTCCTTTTCGGCAAGATCCTCATCCCCACGACCCCCGAAAGGGAAGTGAAGGCTCTGAGGAAATTCATCGAGACAGATTTGGAGGTGAAGCATCATGATCGCGAACGGACCGTCGATGATTACGACGAGTTTACTCGCATGTCAAGATTGCTTTGGACGAGCACTCTGTGCGACATGGACCGAATGGTCTACGAGCACAGGCTTTTGCCCAAACACGGACCTGGTGCCACTGCTGATCGACTTCGGGGAAACCAGAAGTTCGTCCAGCGAGAGTGGCCAGCAAGGTTGGAGCGTGTGTTTCCCTATGGGGAATACGTCCTTCCATCCGTCTCGTACTGGAGACAGTACTACGACGTTGACCGTGTTCACTTCCATGAGCCCGGGGCTGAGCGACCTGTCAAGGTCACTGCAGTCCCTAAGACGCTCGACACACCCAGACTTATTGCAATCGAGCCTACTGCGATGCAGTACATGCAGCAGGCCATCGCTACCAGTCTGGTACGAATCATTGACGACGGGAATGACTCCCCGCCTTCAGGATTCTTGGGATTTCGAAACCGAGTTCCTAATCAGATCTTGGCTCGAATCGGTTCCAGAGATGGAACCCTTGCTACACTCGATCTGAGTGAAGCAAGCGACAGAGTGTCGAATCAGCTAGTCCGAGCTATGCTAAAGGATTTTCCGTGGCTACTCGCCGCGGTGGATTCCTGTCGCAGTCGCAAGGCAGCTGTTGATCTTCCCGAAGGACAGACGATTGTACGTCTGGGGAAGTTCGCCTCTATGGGCTCCGCGCTCACCTTTCCTATCGAAGCTATGGTCTTCTTGACCTGCGCTATGATTGGGATTGAGCGAGCCGGCAACCGCCGTCTGACCCCATGGGATGTACAATCCCTAAAGGGTCGGGTGCGCGTCTACGGGGATGATATCATTGTCCCCGTGGAATATGTGCGTGAGG